CCATAATCTATTGAAACCCCTTGAGTTGTTGTTGCAACACCAGCTTTTGCTAATATTTCTTTAATCCAAAATGTATATATAGCTGGACCATAATACATATTATCTTGCGTATAACTTCCTTGAATATTTGTTTCAGATCCAGCATTAGATAAATCAACAAAATCAATGTCTTTTAATAAAGATAAACCATCAACAAAAGTTAGTTTTTGCTCATAAGGAAAAGAAACATCTTCTCCACTTCCTAAATCCATAACTAAAAATCCAGACCAGATTGGTTTTGTTGTTGTATAAGTAGATGATGTTGCTCTATATAAATGTAGATAAACTTGCCTTTCTTTATATGTTGTTCTTAATTGCTGAATAAAGGCTTGTAATGTTGTGTTTTTTACAACAAAAGGCAATACACATTGTGAGCTTAAAATTGGTGAGAATCTATCCTCTTGGTCTGTTTCATAAGATATAACTGGACCCCCAGCTCCAATAGAAATTTCAGTTGCAGAAGAATCAAATCCATCTACCCAAATCTCTAAATAATAATCTAAATTGTTATTACTTTTATATGATGAAAAAAACTGTTTAGCAAATGCCATATATTAAACTGATCTTTGTCTGTTTAAACTTCCTCTCTGATTACTTATAAAAATATCGTTTCCACTTATTCTACCATAAACCTCAACTTGCTGACTACCTCCACCATTTATCATTCCTTTTAATTTATCTAAAGGAGCAACTACTTCTGGATTTGATGCTGTTGTTCCAGCTCCCTCCCCAACTAATGCCATTGTTGGACCAGTAACTAATCCACCAGTTGCTAAACCTAAAACTTTACCTTTTGCTAATTCAAATGCTTTTGATAAACTACCAGCAACACCAGGTCCACCGATTAAAAATTTAATAGCAGTAATAACAGCTAATTGAACTAATAATTGCTTAATAGCTATTTTTATGTTATTCATAAAAGATTTAAAAAAACCTTCTGTACTATAAGCTGCACTTGTCATGGCACTTGTCATAATGTTTTCAAACATTCCCATAGCAGCATTAAACTGTTTTTGTTTTTGTGTAAGTTCAGCTATTGTTTCACCAACTTGGTTTAATGGTCCAATAAATTTCTCTGGATTTATAGCACTTAAAAAAGGGATGCCTCCATCATCACCTCTTCCATTTGCTCCACCACCTCCACCACCTAATGAAAAAGGATTTGATAAAAAGCCCATTGCTTCTGCTAAATCTTTTGCTTGATTTTTTATAGCATCTGCAAAACTTCCAAATTCATGTATATATTCTTTTGAATCTACTTTTAAATCTCTTATTTTATCAGATATTCCAAAAGCTCCACCCATTCTTCCACCTAATAAATCAACAAAATCAGCAGCAGCTTCAACTAAAGCATTTCTCCACCAAGTCCAATCAGATAATCTTTCCTTAAATGCTTCGTAATTTTCTACTACAAAGGCAAATCCAGCCACAATAGCTGCTAAGCCCATTACTATTAGTCCACTTCTACTAAATAATCTTGCAAATACTTTTATTAAACTTCCACTTATTGACAATAATGGACCAATTGCAGCTGCTAACAATGCAAAATTTGCAATATTTGTTTTTAATACAGGATCCATATTTGTTAAGGATGCCACAAAACCTTTAGCCCATTGTAATATTTTTTGAGCAACTGGTAATAACATTGTTCCTATTTCAACACCTAAATCATTTAAATCTCCAGCTAATATTCTTGTTTGATTTGCAAAACCACCAGATGTTCTTGCAAAATCACCAACAGCTTTAGAACTTTGCTTTAATGCTAATTGATAAGTTAATGTTGCTTTTTCTACTCTTGTTAATTCTTTAAATACCTTTCCTTGATCTGCTGCAAATGATTTTAAATCAGCCTCAGTAATTGCAATTCCTAATGATTTTATAGATTCTCTTTCACCAAGCAAGGCTTTTGTTAATGCTAATGATGCTCCTTCTGCTCCACCAGAAAAGTTTGTAAATGATGCTAAATCAACTGCTAATTCATTTACTTGTTTTGATAAGTTTAAAGCCTCTTTTTCTGTAAATCCAAATCCAACTAATAAATCACCAGTATCACCAAGCATTTGTTTTGCAGCTTTACTTGATAACCCAAAAGAACTTTTAAAAACCTTTGCTGTTGCTTCTGCTTCTCTTTGAATACTACTAAAAACAGTTTTAAATTTCGCATCTGTTTCTTCAAAATCACTTGCCATTTTAACAGCAGCTGCTCCAAGACCAATAACTGGTATTGTAATACTTGTTGTAAGTGTTTGACCAGTTCTTTGCATAGATGTACCAAATTTTTTGATACTTCTTTGAGCTTTTTTCATTGCCTTATCAAAGCCTCTTAAATCAGCTCCAAATGCAATAGTTAATAAACCAACACTCTTATTTGCCATGCTCACTCATTTTTTTAATATATTCAGCTTTTGCTTTCAATTTCTCGTAATCTATTTTCTTATTCTTTTTATCCCACTCAAACTCAATCAAATCAGTTGGCTTTATTTTTTTACCTTTTGCCATTTGAATATTTAATAACAAAGTAGTTTGCCATCTTGTTCTTTCCCACTTACTTCTTTCTCTTATATTCTCAAGCTCATAAAAGCCATCCAACTTATTCCAAAAATGCTTAGGCAAGTAATTATAAAACTCATTTACTCCCATGCCTAACTGTCCAAAAGCAATTCTCTCTAATCTCTGCCAAGTAAGAGCCTCTATTTCTTCTTGGCTTTCTGCTTTTTTCCAGTATTACCACCCATTTGTTCAGCCAATATTTCCATAGCTTTTCCAATACTATCAAAATCACCATCTATCAAATCAGCCAAATCATCAACACTTAAATCACAATCTTGCTTTGCAGCTCTATGTCCATCCTCAATGCCACAATATATTAAAGTTAATGCATCATCTAATGTCATATCAACTCCAAGTTTATCTAAATCTTGCAATGATGTATTTGTTTTAGATGAATATTTTCTCAATGCATTAAAACCAAATTTAATTGGTAGTTTTTCTTTATTTATTTCTATAAAAGTATAATTCATTTTTTTGTTTAGTTTAGTAAGGATTGGAGCAATGGTACTAAACAAAAGTACCAAAGCTCCTCACCTAAGTTATTATTGTATTGCCTGAGTTAAAACTCCCGTCCCCTCAATACTGAGAGAAAATGTAGCGGAATCTTCTGTCCCCCCAGTCATTGATACAGATGTAATATATCCACTTCCAGAATAACTAACATCAGATGTTGTAGCAGTATCTCCAAATATAAATGTTACAGCTTGTCTTGCATTTAAAACATTAGTTTCTAAAGTATCATCTACTCCATTTGTTAAAGCAGCTCCAGCTGCATTTGTCCATGCATAAGCCCCATCAACATCAATTGAAAAATCTCTAAGACCTTCTAAGATTTCTTTAAAACCTCCGCTTTCTTTGTTTGTAATTTCTCTTGGTGAATGATTGACATTCAACGTACAGTTTTGAGCAAAGGCAACAAGATTAGTTGTCCCAGCACTATAAACTTTTAATTCAGTTCCATTTAAAATAGCCATTTTTTTTCTTTTTTATATTAATTAATTATTTTCTTCGGCAACTTTTTGTTTTGCCTTTTTTTCTTTTTTTTCTTTTAAGTAACCATTATCTTTTAAAAAAGCAATAGTTTCTTCATTTCTTATTTTTAATATGCTTCCAGCTTTATTTATTTGCCCAGCATATCTCCAATTTTTACTTAATTTTATTTTCATATTATTTTCTTTTAACTTGTCGGATTAATTTGTCTAATCTCAAAATCTAAAGCCTTTCTATAAATTCCAGCATCACCACTTGTATCATCAAAAATATCATTATAACTTTGAAATTGACTTGATTGTATTTGTTCCCCTCCATAAGTTCCCTCATTAATTCTATCCATTGCAATTCTAATTTTCTGAGCTAAATCAGATGCTTGTGAATAAGTTTCACTATAACAAGAAATCATTACATCATTTGTATCTAATGTTGATGCTCCATCTTTTGTATCATTTGGCTGAACTCCAGTAACATCATAAATAATAAAAGGGAATGTTGTTGTCTGAGGAGCAACATTTGGAAATATTCTTGTTCCTACCAATGTACTAACAGCACCATTAGTTGATAAAATATTATATATTGCTTTTCCTATTTCCATTTAATATCCAAATTTACCATATTTCTGCAATCTTTTTTCATGGCTTTTAATTGTTTTAGCCATAACTATTTCAGAATCTTTCATAATATTATTTAACATAGAATCTTTTGTTTGTTCATAAGCTGGTTGCATAAATTTTTGTGCTTTACCAGTACCCCTTCCTCCAAACATAACTTCATTTCCATATTCAAGCCAAGCCCCATAAAATCCAGATTTAGTATATATTTTCTTTTTATTAGAGCCTTTATATGTTTTATCTCTTTTTGCAAAAGCTCCTTTTACTCTTGGACCAACATATCCTCCATTATATCTTCTACTTGATTTTGTAGTGAAAAAACCAATACTTCTTTTTAATTGTCCAGTTTTTGTAGGAACTAATGACTTTGCTTTTTGAATTAAAGGCTTTGAATTTTGTTTAAATAATTTAACCCAAATTTTATTTTTATTAACTTGATCTGGCAATTGTCTAAATAATTGTTGGATTTCATTTAACCCAAAAATTTCAACACTATTATTTTGTCTATAAATTGCCATTAATCTTTATTCTCACAAATTATTTCTAAAAATGCCTCTCTTCCATCAATTTCATTTATAACTTTAGGAAAGTAATATTTACTATCATAAGTTAATCTTGATTGTAAAGTTAAATTACTCATGTCTAAATTTCTAATATAAACATGGAGCTTTGTCATTCCAGTTATTTTTTCACTTTGATCTGTCCCTTCACTTCCACCCTTCCATTCTATTGCAGCCCAAACTGTTCTAAAAGCACCATAACTTCTTGTCAATTCACCATAGCTATTAGCTGAGGTACTAACTGTTTCAATTATTACTCTTCTGTCAAGTTCTCCTATTGTCATCCTACTATCTGAACTTTATATGTATCAAGCAACCATTTAACATTCATTGGTAATTCAGTTGCAATTCTACCTATTACAACACTATTTCTGTTTTGATAAAAATTTCCTATTGTCAAAAGAATAGCTTGTTTTATAATCTCTGGCACATCACTTGCAGCACTTCCATAACCAACTGTGTATCTTGCAACAACAGCATCATTTCTTTTTGTGATTGTTGGAAAACTTTGATTTTCTGCTAATTGTATTTGTGATGGCTCATAATTTAATTGAGTATCATAAACAGTTGCACTTAATGTTTGTAAACTATTATCACTATCATAATATTTAACATGAGCAACAGCACTTACTTTGCTTTTAAATAAAGTTTGTAGCTGTGCAAAATCACTACAAGTTTGATCTATTACAGTATCAATAAATAATCTATTTGTGTACTCTTCACTCAATTGTGTTGCAGCTTTTATAATAGATGTAATATAAGTATCATCAGCAGTTGTATCAACTTTTAAATGAGATTTAGCCTCAGTTAAAGAAACTGGATAAGTAGATGCTGGAGTAATTACTTGATATGTTTTCATATTATTTAGT